GATCGCCCGCACATGTGTCGGATCGGCGAGGACGTTGTCATGTCGTGGGTGGGGAACGTGGATTACCGCCCTGCCGTCCGGAGCCAAGATGCGGAACAGCTCCCGCATGATGGCCAGGAACACCTTCGGGTCGCCCCCCATATGCTCTAGCGAGTGGATGAAGCGGACTTCCTCCGCGCAGCTGTCACCCCATGGCCACGGGGTCTGTTCCAGATCCCAGACCTCATCCGGTTCTGCTGCGGGCGAGCTGTCGACGTTGACGTAGCCCCCCTGCTTGTTTCGGCCGCAGCCCATGTTGAACTTCATGGGCCATGCCTACCTGCCGCAGCCTGAGAAGGCGAGGGGGCGGGGCAATATCTCGCCATGGACCAGCCATCCCCCTACGTGCTTCAGGCGATGCAAAGCCTCGGCCAAGGCATGCCGCCGGCCCAGCAGCCCATGATGGACCCCGCGATGCTCGCTGGCGCCGTGAAGCAGCGCAAGGCCTGGCAGGCGCAGAATCCGGGCGGCAACTACATCGCCCACAACCTGATGCAGGCTGGACGCAACGTCATGGGCGTTCCAGGTCAGGTGTTGGGCGGCATCCAAAGCTTTCCGGGCCTTTTCGGGCTCGGGGCCAAGCCGCCGGTTTAGCGCGCCGCTGAGTAAGACCAGTCCGCCAGCATCCTGTTTGTCAGGAGAGCTACGAATGGCGCGTTCCCGCTTCTGCCGATGCTGTAAGGAGTTCCACGACCTCGACCAGACTTGGCCGAGCGCGTGCGCGGATCACTTCGGGTCGGTGTCTTCGGGTGGCCTGCAGATCATTTCGGATACGACCGCGCCGTTCCGGTCCATGGCGGATGGCAAGATGTACGACTCCAAGTCGGTCTATCGCCGCGACCTGAGGGCCAGAGGCCTTATCGAGGTCGGCAACGAGCGCGTGCAGCAGCGGCAAACCCCGCCCCCGCCGGTCCGCGAAACTCTCCGCCAAGTCAGACAGCAGCTGATGGGTTGACGGAATGAGCACGCTTCGCGAGACCCTTGAAGCCGCCGCGCGAGGCGATGACGCCCCGGCTGTCGTCGAGGCTACTTCTGCGCCCACGCCAGCTGCCGAAACAACGCCACCGACTCCGGAACCCGCGCCTGACGCTGCCCCCGCCGGGACTGCTGAGGTCCAGGCCGGCGGTGGCTCTAACCGAGACGAACACGGGCGCTTCAAGCCCAAGACCGAACCTGCGGCCAGCGAGGGCGCGAACGCGCAGCCCCCGGCCGAAACACCATCCGAGACCGCGAAGCCGGCTGGCGAGGGACCTCAATCCGAGGCGACCCGCGTCCCGCCGTCTCTGCCCGCAGCCGTAAAGGCGAAGTTCTCGTCCCTCGACCCCGACGTTCAAAAGGCGTTCGTCGCGCTCGAGGAGACGGTTCAGACGTCGAAGGCCGAGTGGGGCAAGAAAGGCCAGCGTCTCAACCGCTATGACGAGATCCTTCAGCCGCACATCGATCGCTGGCGCCTGAACGGGCTTGACGAGTTCTCCGGCATCCAGACGCTGCTTGCAGCTCAGGCTGTCCTGGACCGCAACCCCCTCCAGGGCCTGGTCGAGATCGGCCGCTCGTATGGCGTGACTCCCGCTCACCTGGCGCAGGCCTTCGGGCTGACGCAGGGGAACGGCCAGCAACCGCGCGCGGAGGGCCCAGGCGCCCCGACCGGCGCGCCGGACATCTCGGCCGTCCTGCAACAACATCTAGCGCCGCTCCAGCAGGGGTTCCAGACCCTACAGCAGCAGTTCGCGCAGTCTCGGCAGCAGTCTGAGGCCGCCCAACTCGCAGCAGCCCAACGCGAAATCGAAAGCTTCGCCTCCGATCCGGCCAACATGTACTTCGACAACGTCTCCGACGCGGTCGCCCGGTACCTGGCCGAGAAGAGCTCGCAAGGCCCCATCGTCAACACGAGGGCGGCCCTGCAGGAAGCGTACGAGCGCGCGATCTGGGCTGATCCAGACATCCGCCCGCTGCTCATCCAAACCCAGGCGCAAGCCGAGGCGTCGAGAGCAACGGCTGCGGCCGAGGATGCGAGGAAGGCGGCCGAAAAGGCCCAGCGGGAGAAGGCGCAGGCTGCGAACCATGCTGGCGGGTCTGTCACCGGGTCGCCTTCGCCTGGAGCCACGGCTCCAGCAGGCGCCCAAGGCAGCCTCCGCGATCAACTCGCCGCCGCCTATAGGGAACACTCAGGCGCGGTCTGATCGCCCCAGCGCCGCCTAGGCGGCATGGAGCATCCTCATGGCCTCTCCCGGCCTTTCGGAAATCGTCACCACCACGCTGCGTAACCGCAGCGGGGTCATCGCCGACAACATGTCGAAGAACAACGCCCTGCTGAACCGCCTCGGCAAGCGGGGCAAGGTGAAGCCGGTTTCGGGCGGTCGCACCATCGTGCGCGAACTGTCCTACGCCGAGAACTCCACCTTCCAGCGCTACAGCGGCTACGAAGTCCTCAACGTCAGCCCCTCGGACGTTATCTCGGCGGCCGAGTTCGACTGGAAGCAGGCTTCGGTCGCCGTCACCATCTCGGGCCTGGAGCAGGCGCAGAACTCCGGCGCCGACGCCATCCTCGATCTTCTGGAAAGCCGCATCGAGGTGGCCGAGAAGACGATGCAGAACAACCTGTCGTCCGACATGTACTCGGACGGCACCGCATCGTCCGGCAAGCAGATCGGTGGCCTTCAGCTGCTGGTGGCCGATGTGCCGACCTCCGGCACCGTGGGCGGCATCAATCGCGCCACCTACACCTTCTGGCGCAACCAGACGTTCCAGACCACGAATGAGATCTCATCGGCTGCGTCGGCGACGAACATCCAGCGGTGCATGAATACCCTGTATCTGCGCTGCCTGCGTCAGTCGGACAAGGTCGACCTGATCGTGGCCGACACCAACTACTACCAGTTCTACTGGTCTTCGCTGCAGGCCATTCAGCGCGTCACGTCCACGGACATGGCCGCGGCCGGTTTCACCAGCCTGACCTACATGAACGCGGATGTGGTGGCGGACGGCGGCATCGGGTCGGCGGCGCCGGCCAACCACATGTACTTCCTCAACACCGACTACATCTACTGGCAGCCGCACAAGGACCGCAACATGGTCCCGCTCGATACCGTGCGCAGCATCAACCAGGACGCGACGGTCCAGCTCGTCATCTGGATGGGCAACATGACCTGCTCGAACTGCGAGCTGCAGGGGGTCCTGTTCCAGACCTAACCGGCGCCCTGACGCCCCGCCTGGGCTCGCGCTTGCTGTCCGGGCGGTTCTTTTTCAACCTCTATCGGAGTTTGCCAACATGGCTGCTTCCACCACGGTCTTCGCGACCACTCCGCTTCTCGGCCTCAAGCTGGGTGACTCTCCGTCGTCCACGCCGAAGGTCGCCGCCCTGACCAAGTGCCACGCGTCGGACGGCAAGGTCTACATCTACGGCAAGGCCTCCGAGGCCATCGGCTCGATCACCACGTGCAAGATCGGCGCGGCCGGTTCGGTGTCCGACGACTCCGGATCGGCCGGCTGGACTGCCAACGTCCCGGGCGGCGCTGCCACCGGCCAGTACTTCTGGCTGAAGCGCACTACCCTGGCCTAACGGCCCAGGCGGCAGAACGGAAGGCCCGCGGCTCCGGCTGCGGGCCTTTTCGCGTCTGACTGAGATGCGCTGGGCGAAGCGCAATCTTGCGCATCAGCTTGGGGAAAACGCTGACATGTCCGACCTGCGTGTGCTCATGTTTCAAAAGACGCTGTCGGCGCCCGAATGGGAGCACGTTGCGAAGAGGCCGGAGCTCTTGGATGAATTGATCCGCGCGGATGCCAGGCAACACATGGCCGACGCGATTGCGAAGTACGGACTGGCCGTCGAACGCCTCGCGGAACCCGATCCCAAATCGGATGATCCACTAAGCCAAACTTGTGCGGTTCTGCGCCTGACAATGGCCGTCGCCGACAAAGACGAGGCCGCAACGCTCGCCCGCGAGATGGCCGAAGCCGAAGACCGCGGATTCCGTAAAGCGCTGACGATGTTGTCTGACGCCGCTGGTCAATGCGAGGGCAGCACCGACGACCGAGTCAGCCACGCGGCTTATGGGCTCATCAAGACGCTGGTGAGGGTCGTCTCCAGCACATGGGACCATCGCCCGGCTTCGGATTGGCGCCCGATGCGCACTCTGCCTGAGGGTCGGTCGTCTGACATCGAGTACTGGTTCGCCACCGGCCACATATCGCGTCAGCGCAAGTTGTGCGTTCCGAGACGCGAAGAACCATTCTTCGTGTACGAGGGCCATCCGCCCAGTCCTGTGACCGCCTCCCACGAAGAATATGACGCCGTGGCGTGGCGCTATGCGGGACGGCCTCCGGTTGTGGAGGCCGGTGTATGACGAGCGCACCGCTCAACGGCCATGGATCGCCGCCAGATCCAAACTCCGCCGTAGCCCGAACGGTCTACGAGGCGAACCTCGCAGATGGTGACCAGGCTTGGTGCGCCCTCACCGACGACGAGCGCGGAATGCTCGCCGACTATGCGGGCGAATATGTCATGGCCCACATCGCTTGGCTAACGGCGACGGGTCATCGCTTGGTCCGGCCTGGCGCGATCCTGAAGCCCACTAGCGAGCCCGAGGCGATGGCCATGGTCAAGGCCGCGAAGGACTTCCTCGACGGGATGATGCGAAAGGGCCAGCTGATGGGCGCGCCGATGGCTGGCAAGAAGCTGATCCTGCCGCCGGGGGTTCACTGATGGATCGCTTGGCGCCCCACGAGAGCAATGGTCAAACCACAGCGGTGCTACCTCGGCCGATCTCGACTGCACCGCTCAGCTTCAGCCCGCCGTTGTCACTCTACAACCATCATGCACCCGCGATCCTGCTCTACATGCCATTGCGGCGTTGGGTGGTGGGTGAGTGGGGTGGCCCGTCCAATCCGTACTGGGTCTACAAGGGTGAACATCGGAGGTTGGAGGAGGATGCGGTCTATTGGGCGCCGTTACCTTACAGCCCAAACGAGCTGGATTACGAAGAGCGCACCGGCGAAAAGCCCCCGACCGCGCATAGGCGGAGTCGCTTCTGATGGGCGGCATCCCCACACCTGAAGCGGCGGCAATCATCAACGCGCAGCTGCACGCGGCGTCGGCCGGCTGGCGGCCTATTGAGACTGCTCCGAAGAATGGGACGCCTGTCCTGTTGTGGACGACCTACAGCTGGGATTGGGCGCCGGTGAAGGCCGAAGCGGTCACTGCGCGCTGGCATTATCCGGGCGGCATCGAGTCCGAGCGCGGATATTGGGCGCTTATACAGATGGGCGGCTACGCTGAAGACGATGACGTCACGGGCGAGCCCACGCACTGGATGCCGCTCCCCGGCGGCCCAGAATGAACGTCGCCTTCGTCTGCGTCTGGGTCGGCGAGAAGTATGGCCCGGAGTATGTCGCCATCCTTCGCGATATGGTCCTGCGCAACGCCACGCGTCTGGATCACGATCAGGCGTTCTTCTGTCTGACTGATCGGCCGGATGAACTGCCAGACGGCGTCTATCCGATCCCCGCCCCGGATTGGCTTCCAGGATGGTGGGCCAAGATCGCCCTGTTCTCTCCTGACATGCCGTGGGAACCCGGAACGCGCGTCGTCTACTTCGACCTTGACGTAGCAATCACCGGTCGGCTTGAAGACCTCCCCGAGCGCAAGGGCATCATCCGGGACTGGAACTGGCCGTGCCTGAACAGCTCGGTGATGGTCTGGAATCACGGCGAGCACCGCATCGCCTGGGATACCCTGAACACACAGCCCGACCTTATCGACGCGCCGCCGCTGCCGCGTCTTGCGGCGTTGCTGCCAGCCGGCGCTGTGAACGGCGGCGATCAGGAACTGCTGACCAGCCTGTGCGACCAAGGACTCGATAGCTGGGACCTGTTTCCGGCCGAATGGTTCGTCAGCTACCGCGACGCCCACGGATGGCCGCCGACCGGCTCCAAGGCCGTCATCATGCATGGCGATCCGAAACCCCATGAGATCGCCGACGGCTGGGTTCCCAACGTGTGGAAGCTGGGCGGCTTCACCTCGTTCCCTGAAGTGAAGGGCGCGAACACTTCGGAGGACTACCGCCTCGATAACGTCCGCTCGGCTGTGGCCCGCGAGCACATCCCATGGTTCACCGGTTTCCGGGATGAAGGAAAGTCCTGCCTGATCATCGGCGGAGCGCCATCGATGCGCAATTGCATCCCGGATATTCGCTGGCATGCGCGACAGGCCAAGACGCGCCTGATCTCTGTGAACAATGCGTGGCGGACCCTGGTGGAAAACGGGATTACGCCGGACGTTCATGTCATGCTGGACGCACGGCCCGAGAACGCCGAGTTCGTGCGCGGCGCCCCGAAGCGGATGCGCTTCGTCATCGCCTCCCAATGCCACCCGGATGTGTTCGACGTTCTGGAGGCGCAGGGCAACGAAGTGGCCATCTGGCATAGCGCGCACAATGACAATACGCGCCTGCTGCAAATTCTAGAGCCCTGGTGGAATGACGGGCCGCGCCAGAAGCCGACAATGCTGGTTCCCGGAGGGTCAACAGTTGGCCTGCGCTGCCTGTGGCTGGCGACCTATTCCGGGTTCCGCAAGATCCACATGTACGGTGTCGATAGCTCCTATGCCGCCGACGGCTCACACCACGCTTACGCACAAACCCTGAACGACGGCGAGACGGTCATCGAAGTCGTTCGCGGGGACAAGCGCTATCGCTGCGCCGGCTGGATGGTGCGTCAGGCGAGCGAGTTCGAGGAGACCTGGAACGACCTGCGCAACTACGTCGACTTCGATGGCAAGCCGGCTCCGGTGCGCGTCCAGGTCCATGGAACCGGGCTCATCCCCGACATCGCCCGCAGCCTGCGGTTGGCCGAGTAGGAGAAGGCCGCTTGAGCATCCAACAGCTCGACGGCTGGTACTGGCCGACCACGGACATCCACGCCCGAGAGGTGATCCTGCGCGACTGCCTGCCGTCCATCGAGACGCTGCTGAAGCATGTCCCAGGGCGCGACCAGATCGTTCAGGCCGGGGCGAATGTCGGTGTCTATCCGATCGCCCTGACGGATCGGTTCAACAACGTCATCACGGCCGAGCCGGACCCGCACAACTTCTCCTGTCTGGTCAAGAACCTTGCGGCGCGGGATAGCCTGCGGCGCGTGAAGGCCCTCGACGCGGCGTTCGGAGCCGAAACCGGCGTCTGTGCTCCGCTGCAGGTAGAGCCTCACAACTGCGGGGCTCAACGGGTCAAATTCGGTGTTGGCGAGGTCACGGTTCTAACGATCGACGATCTCGCGCTCGAGGCGCTGGACTGCATCTGGCTGGACGTCGAGGGGGCGGAACTGCCGGCGCTGAAGGGCGCGGCCCGCAGCATAGAGCGGTTCTGGCCGGTGATCACCGTCGAGGACAAGGGACTGCATCGCGCCTTCGAGATTCCCGACGGCGCCCTTCAGGCATGGCTGGCCGAGCGCGGTTACGAGCAGGTCGACAAGATCGGCCAGGACAAGGTTTTCAAGAGGAGGCTCACATGAGCGAAGCGAACGAACCCACCGAAACGACCGAAGTGACCGCCGTCGACCTAGGGGCGGAGGAGACTGAGCGCGCTGGAGTGATGGGCCAGAAGGGGAGTTACGGCCAGAACGCCGCCTACGCCTATGATCAGGTGCGGTACATGTCGCTGGACTTCGCGGTGCGCCTGCGCGCGCCGGGCGCCCATAACGCGGACGCCGTCCTTCGTGATGCGGCGGCCTTCCACGACTTCCTGACCGGCATCTGAGCAGGCGCCATCTAGAGGGGCCGGCTCTTCGGCCGGCCCTCGTTTCTCTGAGGAATCGAAATGAGCTTCACCGACGCTCCCGACTTTGACACCGGCGCGCGCGAGCGCGACGGCGCCATCCCGCGCTTCTACGTGGAGGCCTACCGCCATGAGGCCGAGAGCGCCGCCAAGGGGTCCCCGGTCTACAAGGAACGGGAGATGGTCGAAATCCTCATTCCCGGCGACCGCAAGAGCATCTCCAACCAGATCGTGGGCGAGCGTCACCGGATGCGCTGGCCGCGGGAATACGCCGCCTTCAAGGCGGGCCAGGAAGCCCCGCTCGAAGGCACTCCGGTGTCTGAACTCCCGGGTATTGGGCGTGCTCAGGCTGAAGAGTTGTCCCACCATCACGTCAAGACCATCGAGGCTTTGGCTGGCCTCCCCGACGAGCTCCTGAACAAGGTCGTGTCGATGGGCGGCTTCGCCCTGCGTGACAAGGCGCGGCGCTGGCTGGAGGTCGCCGCCGGCGAGGCGCCGACCGAAAAGCTGGCCGCTGAGAACCGCGCGCAAGCCGAGAAGATGGCCGTCATGGAGCGGGAAATGACGGAGCTTCGCAAGGCCATTGCCGCCATGCAGGCCCAGCAATCCGCCGGGCCGAGTGCGCAAGGCTGACCCATGGACGTTCGCAGGGCCCGTTCCGAGCGCAACATGCTCCCGCTGGTCGGGCCGAGCTTCTTCCGCGATGGCGAGGCGGTCCTGTTCCAGTTCGTCATCGATCCGGGCAACGTGATCGGCCCGCGGCCGGCAACCGACGCCGACAAGATCAAACACGCTGCCGCTTGGGCTGTGTTCGGGGAGTCCGATAGCGGCGCGGCCATGGGCGATGGGTCGGCTGAAGAGCCTGTGCCCGTCGTCCAGGAAGCCCCCCGCCGCCGCGGTCGTCCGCCTAAGGCTGCGACGTGAGCGTCCTCACCATCGTCAGATCGGTGATGGGGCGACTTTCGCTGACGCAGCCCAGCGTCGTGGCGACTTCGACGGATCGCAATGTCGTACAGATGTTCGAGCTGCTGAAGGAAGAGGCTGAGGATCAGTCCAAGAAAGGCGCGCCGGGCGGCTGGCAATCGCTGACGCGGGAATGGAGTTTCATCACGGTCGCCCAGGCAGTGCAGACCAACACGCCAATCCCGACCGACCTTCGCCGGCTGATCCCGGACAGCTTCTTCAACCGCTCCACGATGCGTCCGGTCAACGGCCCGCTGACCCCTCAGCAATGGCAGCTCCTGCAGGCGCGCCCCGCTGTGGCGGCGGTCTACCTGATGTATCGGGAGCGAGACGGCGACTTCCTGATCAACCCGATTCCTCCGGCCGGTGAGACCATCGCCTTCGAATACGTCTCCAGCTATTGGGCGATCTCGTCGGGCGGGACGGCCAAGGCGTCATTTACCGCCGACGAGGACACGACCTACCTCGACGAAGAGCTGCTGAAGCTCGGTCTGCGCTGGCGGTGGCTGGCGGCCAAAGGCCTGACCTATGGCGAGGAAATGGCGAGCTATGAACGCGCCGTGGCCTTGGCCCTCGGCGACGATGGCGGCGCTGGCGCCTTGAACCAAGGCGGCCCCGTGCAGGTCGACCCGTGGTGGCGGGCCAATCTGCCCGAGGGCAATTTCGGGCTATAGGCCGTGCGCCAAGCCGTTCGCCAGAACCAAAGCCGAAGTCAGACCGCCACGCCGTGGTCCATTCCCGCGCCTGTAGATGGCTGGAATACGGAAGACGCCCTGGCCGGCATGAAGCCGAGCTTTGCCGTCGTGCTGGACAACTGGATTCCCCGCGGCGGCAAGGCCGAGATGCGGCGGGGCTTCATCGAGCAGGTCACGGGCACTTCCAGTCCGGTAGAGACCCTGATCACCTATTCCGGGTCATCCAGCGGGGACAAGCTCTTCGCCTGTTCTGGTTCCCACATCTACGATGTGACGACCGCCGGCTCGCTCGGATCAGCGGGGTATTCCTCCGCGTCGTCGGCCCGGTGGAACTGGACCAACTTCGCCAATGACGCAGGACGGTTCGTCCTTCTGGCCAACGGCGCCCAGGCCCCGATCAAGTACAACGGCACAGCCTTCAGCGCGAACGCGATCACCGGGACGTCTGGCAGCATCACACTGGTCCCGGCCGACCTGAAATTCGTCATGGCGCACAAGTCCCGCCTGCATTGGGGGGAGAAGGATCGGCTTCGGGTCTGGGTGCTGGACGTAGCGGCCATCGCCGGCGCCGCGTCATTGCTGGACCTCGGCCCGGTGATGACCAAGGGCGGCTCCTTGGCAGGCATGGCGACCTGGTCCAGGGACAATGGCGCGGGAGGCGCTGATGATCTCGCCGTCTACGTCAGCACGAAGGGGCAGGTCGCAGTCTACTCGGGATCAGATCCGACAGACATCAACAGCTGGTCGCTCGTGGGGGTTTATGACGTCGCCCTTCCGATTGGCGACCGCTGTATCGTCAAGGATGGCGGGGAATTCTGTCTGCTGACGCAGGAAGGGATCATCCCGCTGTCGGCAGCCGTGGCCAACAAGCGAGATCAGCAGAAGAACCTCAGCCTCAGCCGCAAGGTGGCGAAGGCGTTCTCCGATGCCTCGATCAGCTACGGCGCCAACACTGGCTGGCAGATGATCTACTATCCCGGCCGCGGGTCCTTGCTCGTCGTCAACGTCCCGACGACGCAGAGCGCCGAGGCTATGCAATTCGTCCGCTCTTCGCAGAACGGCGCGTGGTGTCGCTTCGTCGGCATTCCAGCCATCTGCTGGGCCAACGCCAACGGTTACGTCTATTTCGGCGGACCCTTGGGCGTCTATCGCTGGGATGTGGGCGCCTCCGACAATGGCGAGCCGATCGTTCCTGACGTGCTGACGGCCTTCTCCGATTTCGGAAACCGCACGCGCACGAAGATCTTCAAGATGGTGCGTGCGTCGATCTATGCACCTTCGATCGTCAGGCCTGCTCTCGACGTGGTGACGGACTACGACCAAGCGACCTTGCCCACGGCCGTTCAGACGACGGTGACCCCAGGAGACATCTCGCCAGACGACGCCTCTGTGGTCCGCAACGAGTGGACCGGCGCGGCCGGGGATGGATACGTCGCAGCTGTCCGCATGCGGTTTGCGCTCACAGGTTCGGACGATGTCGAGCGCGTGGCGGTGACCCAGGATTTGGCTACGCTGCTGCTGGTCGGACCTGGCGGTTCCGATCATATCCTGACGCGGCCGGACCTGCCGCTCGATGTCGATGTCTCGCTCATCGGCTTCGATGTCTTGTTCGAGCCTGGCGGTCAGCTTTGAGCCTGCGCCTTCTGTTCGGCCATGACCGGGACGTGGCGAACTGGGTCGCGGAGCGCATTCCGTATGCCGCTCGGCGCATCCAGCATTCTGCCTATGGCGAGGTTTTCGGGCCGGCGGCGGCCATTGGCGTACTGAACGGCGAGGGCGTCCCGATAGCTGGTGTGGTCTATCACAATCACGACCCATTTTGCGCCAGCATCGAGGTCTCGTGCGCTTCGAGTGAGGCCCGCTGGGCCAGCCGGGAGGTTTTCCGCGCCCTACTGAGATACCCGTTCGGTCAGCTTAAATGTCAGCGTGTGACCGCTGTGACACCGCGGAGAGCGACGAGCCCGCGGCGGTTCCTTGAAGGCTTGGGGTTCAAGCGGGAAGGGAGCATCCGGCGTGGGTTCGGCGACGACAATGCAATCATCTACGGCCTTCTCGCCGAAGAGTGGGCCGCTGGACGGTTCTGCGCCGAACGCGGGAGCGGCCTAAGTGGGGAAAAAGTCCGGTCCAGCGCCGCCGCCGGCCCCTGATCCAGTCGCGGTGTCGAACGCCCAGAGCGCGGCGAACATCGAGACCGCCCGCGAGCAGCAACGCCTGAATATGGTCAACGCCACAGGCCCGAACGGGTCAGTGACTTACACCGCAGACCCGACCGCGCCGGGCGGATATCGCCAGACCACGAGCCTTTCGCCCGATCAACAGGCGATCTACGACGCTCAGCAACGCACCGAACTAGGCGCCACAAACACGGCCTTCGATCAGATGGGGCGCGTGAACACGGCTCTGCAGCAGCCGCTGGACACCGCAGGCCTGCCGAACCTCACCGGCGGCTCCGGATCGCGCAATCTGCAGACCGCCTATCAGGCCGGAACGCCAATCCAGACCGGCTATCAGTCCGGGGCGCCGGTTCAGACCGGCTACGATCAGGGCGGCGGCATCGTCGGCGACGTGGGTTTGCAGAGCCGGTTCGACACCGGCCGGCCGCTCACCTACGGGTTCGATCCCGGCCAGCAGGTTCAGGGCCAGGTGGG